TCGTTTGTCCATGATGTAATCATTAACGGCGCATTATCTGGTACAAACGATACAACCACTTCGCCGTTAGTATCGATGGTTTTTTCCCAAAATATAGAAACAATCGGTTCGCCACCGCGCAGCGAACAGATAAACTGTAACCGTGTTTCTAATTTTTCTTTGCCGGCTGTGCCAACAGCGCTGGTATAGTAAATATAGCCGACAGGTACTTCTTTGCCATACACTGCGGCTAATCGCCATTCGGCATGCGCTAAGGAACAGACAGTAAGAATGATGAGTGCGAGTAGTTTTTTCATATTACACATTGTACGTTCGCTTATATATTTTGTCAACAAGGTGCTATATAAATATAGTATGGCTCAACACACATTCATTGCATATATAGACGAATTAAAAGATGTAGCAGATAAGATCGGGGAGAATTTATTTTTCAATTCAAAAATAAAAATAGATAAGCCCGAAGTATCGTCTACTGAACTCCTAAAGATGGCAAAAATGAGTTTGACTAACTTCTTTTATGTTATTAGCAGCGATAGAAACATTGTTTTTACTGATTTTGATTTTACCTTTAGCCCGCCCGATTGGGATAAGGACTTCGTGCATATATGGAATAATGATTTAACAGTTAGGCTTTACAACAGAGACAATATAATAAAGTCGCCAGAATTATATGCTGATAGCGAATTATCAGCAGGTAACATAAAATTAAAAATATTAAACAATAACATATACACGCACCCATTGTTAGATATTGTCTTTATTAGCTATGATGAAGAATCAGCCAATGATCGATATAACAGCCTAACGCAGAGATTCCCACGGGCACTAAGAGTGCATGGCGTAAATGGAATACACAATGCACATAAGATTGCTGCCACTATGGCATCAACCGAACTATTTTATGTGGTTGATGCTGATGCTGTAGTATTACCTACATTTGATTTTAGTTATACCCCCACAGGATATGATTATAATTCAGTGCATGTGTGGCATTCACAAAACCCTGTTAATAATCTTGAATACGGCTACGGCGGTATAAAGCTATTTCCTACGCAAGATGTTATTAACTACACAGGGGCACCGATTGACTTTACTACTACGGTATCTAAACATTTTAAGATTATGCCCGAAGTAAGCAACATAACACAGTTCAACACTGACCCATTTTCAGCCTGGCGGAGCGGGTTTAGAGAATGTACTAAACTTGCATCTAAGCTTATCGCTAATCAAGATAATGCAGAAACTGAATATAGATTACACCAGTGGTGCACGGTGGGGGCTGACAGGGAATTCGGTGAGTTTGCAATAATGGGTGCAAACGACGGAAAGCATTTTGGGATGACACATAAGAATCAACCCGAAGTGATCGGGTTGATTAATGATTATAATTGGTTAGAGAATAGATTCCAGTGCTAGCAAAATGCGCCAAGATACTTTTCAACAAGTTCATTTACATCTTGTTCTAATATTTCGGTATTTATAAACACCTTAACATCTCGCATCTTCTTAAACGATTCTTCCATACCTTCCCACTGCGCATTTTTATTCATTGGGATGGGGTGTGTTATTTCATCGCCGCTTAATTCTATTACATTACCATCATAATATTGAACTAATATTTGCTCAACATACCGTGCTGGTATCTCCTTAGCATCTATTTCTTTGACTATTCGATCAAATACAGATGGTCTTGCGATCCTGTTAATAGCATTGTCTAAACTGAAGTTTGTTGTTTTTTTAGCCATTCTTGCATCTCCCAGTTACAAGTATTTATAATAAAACAGCTGGGGTAAACCAGCCGTTTTAATGGGAGAATTACTTAACCGTAGTTTTACGGGTGGGTGCTGCATCTCTAACAACTTTCGCATTCACTTTAGCATCAAGTGCTGCAACTTTTTTCTCTACCTTTGCTTCTGCTGCTTTGCGTTGATCGCGTTCGCGGCGTTTAGCTTTTTGTTCTTCAAGCTTTTGGGCCTTGATGTCTTCGGGTAGGGTAGGTCGGCCTCGGCCAGGTCGCGAGTCAGGGTGAAGTGTATATGCCTCTTCCCTCTTCGCTGCTGCATCTGCTTCTAACAATTCAGCCTGTAATATAAGGCCTTTTGCTAATGTTGCAGGGTCAACTGCTGGAGCAGTTTTAGCCAACGCCATTGCCTCGGCAACTGCATCAGTTGATGACTGATCTTTCTGTCGAGCCATATATTCATCTACCTTTTTATCGATAGTTGCATTAATGAGCTCAAGTGGGACAGCCTGACCCGGTAGTGGCATCATTGTTACATTCGTAACTGGCTCTCTGCGTAAAAATCCACGCTGATGCAATGATGTAAGGCAGTTTGTGCCGTCTGGGAATGTCCTGCGATTTAATACTTCGTAAAAATCATTTGTCTCAGATGCTTCGCGTGAGTTTAGCGTCTGGATAACATAGTCGTGATAGCTGTCAGGTAAGCGTTCTGTTTCGACGATTAGACAAGTCTTGTCATCGTTAGGAAGCTTTCTGAAGACAACTGCTACACGTACTCCGGTATTTTTTAGCAGACCGGCGTGCTTTTTTAGTCCTTCAATAGCCATTGTGGCGTCTCCTTAAAGAAACAAAGGGGATTATTCCCCCTTGTTTAGGCTGCTGTAGCTGCTGGTGTTTCAGCTTCTTCTGCTGCTGCATCTTTAGATTGAACGCTTTCGACATATGCTAAGAATCCCGACAACTTGTTGAATGCATCGCCTACTTGCGACAATTCGTTTGCCTGGAATGCGCCGCGGCGTGATGCTAAGTCAACAATACGGCTTAGGAGTTGCAGGTCAGCGATAGTTAGCTGTACTGGCTCTAAAGAAGTTGTTGTTTGTGCATCTGCTGCTGGTGCCACTGCTGCTTGTGTTTCTACTGCTGCTGGAGCAGTCTTTTTTGCTTTTGCCATTTGTAATCTCCGTTTTGTTAAATGGTGTAAGAGTGATTCTGTACGCAGATATTTATCTTTCGTATAAGAAATTGATTATTTTATTGGACAATAATCGGCTCTTTTTGGATTTAACGGAGTATTTAACGGCCAAAAGAATAGGAGCCTAGGCTCCTATTCTGTTTTAACACTACTCAGATATCAATCTTTTCGTCTGGATCATCGTGCTGGCTTGGCATAGCACCGGCAGTGTGTGGTACAACCTTCACAAGATGGTCAGGCCACTGCACATAGAATTTCCATTCTTCGTCTCGTACATGGATGGGCAATGTCTTGCGCTTTGCAAGAATTTGGTAGTAAGTTGGCTTGGTTGGTGCCTTCTTAGGTACAATAGTTTCATCATCGCCTTTATCGCTATTACACGACTTGCAGCATGTAGTGACATTGGTCCATGTTGTCTTACCGCCTTGTGAGCGTGGCACAACGTGATCCAGCGTTAAATCCACCAGATTTGCCTTACCGTGACGGTCCTTGCATCTGCTTGTAGTCTGTAACTGGCAAGTGAAGTCATCGCGCAAATACACATTGGTTCTGCTGTACTTCAATGTCTTTGCCCACTTTACCTGCTCAGACATTATGATAATAGATGGTACCGCCATTTCCAGATGCTGTGATCGTACAACCCAGTCATCGTAGGATTTAAGCACCTTAACTTTTTCTGTAAAAATCAGTCGCATAGCTACTTGCCATGTAACCACTGAAAGTGGGACAAGCGATAATGGCATACCATCGGCGTTGAGCAAAAGTGTATCTGACATAATATATTTGAGTTAAGCGGTCTTATGACCTATGCTGTTATTTTACAGCAATCTATCCAGCTTGTCAACTTGTTCTAAGCAACAATCTCTATGTAGTTTTTATATTCTTCGGGGATGCCTCTAAGCTTTAATGCAACTGCATCTTCAATGCGCTCAAAGTCAACTCTATAAACTTCTTCCCACTGTAATGAGTCGGCGGGTGCCTCAAGAATCTCTTCAAGTGTGTAGTCAACCTCGTTGTTGCATGTTGTATCTACCCACGACTTAAAGAATATTTCCACCATACGGTGTTTTTCTTTTGCGGCCGTGTCTTTTATTTTAAAAAATATTGAAGTCTGATACATCGAGTTCCCTCGATATATTTATCATCAGACTGGCATGGTGAGTAACAGTAGATTGATCTTGTTTATTGCTACTATAGCATCCGCCATGTAACTATCCCTGTTTAACACACATTCTTCGTCTTGTGAGTTCCACAAATATTCAAATTCGTTATCAAACCTGTCCTCGAGTGCATTTGATTCGGGCAATTTTATTCCTACAACTGTTTCAAGGAGATCAGATGCCTCCCTGAACAGTCGATCGCGGCCAATTGCCTTTGCAATACTTTCAACAAATTGCTCGTCTGTTGGTAGCAAAATATTCATGTAGGCTCCTTATTAGCTTTGTTTGCCACAGGGCAATATACTTCATCGACTATTACAATCAGTGGCACAATAATAGTTTCGACAAAAATAATTCCCAGAAACGCATTCCACACATCTACTTTATAGACAAGTTTAGGATCCTTTTCGTCACCCAATCCTACGCATGGCCCGTGTTCTGTCCTTGTAGTGCAACCTGCAAGAAACAGTGCAGCAAGAATGATAATAAATACATTTTTCATATTATTTCCTTTTTGGGCTGTGGCCATCTGGCTCGTACCACGCTGTCATACCAAACGGTGCCACCAAACGGTGACCTGGGTCACCGTGGATAAGGAACAATGTATCGCAGTACACTTCGTCACCCCAGCTACCGCCCGGGTACCCGTCAGTCATCATAATGAAGCGTTCTGGCTCAATGCCTTTCTCCTTCATAAACTTCCAGTTGCACATAAAGTCTGTGCCACCACCACCCTTAATTTCGTATGTATCGATGTCGTTAATGTTGTCTGGAGTGAATTTTTCGTAGCCGTAAACCCGTGTGTCAAAGCACCACACTTCGAGTTCAAAGTCCATAAATTGCTGCATGATACCTTTGGTTTCTGTAAGCAAGTCACGCAGCATGTCTTCGCCCATTGAACCTGAGCAATCAATGCTTACTGCCGCTTTAACTTTGTTTTCATTCTTGGTTGCTGGCAAATAAATACCACCTGCTTGCATTTTACGTGAGCAACGCTCCCAGGTAAAATCCGACTTAACCATAGATTGCAACTTCATGTTCAAAATTTCGCGCCAATCCATTTGTGGATCAGTTAAATCTTTGAGCAAACGTTTGACACCTGCTGGTGTGCCGCCAGCGCCTGCACTCTTAGCTGCCTGCATAACAGCATTGCGAATTTCGTCACTAAGAACACGGCGCTCTTCTTCTGTCATCGGATCACCCTTGCCATCGCCTGGTTCAAGGTGGATATCGAATTCAGGGTACTGTTGATTAGGATCTTTGCACAACAGTTCGTAAACTTCTTCTGCAAACATACCTTTGTATTTTGCGTCAAAGCAAGCCTGTACACCAGATGTCTTTGGATCTGGCAGCTTGCCGATATTGTGTTCGTGGAGCTCGTAGTTGATCACATAATCAGCTGCCGCATTCCAGCGTTTAGGATGACGGCTACCGCGGCGATCCATGTGATCGTAAACACAGTGTTCAACCTCGTGCGCTACCAAGAAGATGCACTCTTGTTTATTGAGTTTGGAGATAAAGTTACGGTTGTAATAAAAATTACGACCATCAGTTGCTGCTGTAGTGCACCACTGATCTTCGTCATCTGTTGCATCGCGCAAGATCAGTCGTGTTGCCAGCGTGCCCCAAAATGGTTGCTGGAGCAACAGCGAGATACGTGCCCGTGTAAGTTGTTCCAATACTGCTTCTTTACTTGCGTCTGCCATTGTAGATCCTTTGTTTACTTGTGTTTATTATATTGCAAGTTGTCTGGTAGGTCAACTGATTAAATGTCGTATGCACAGTCACGGCAACAGTCGTCACAACAATTGCATTCTGATAGGAAGTCGTTATTTATTTCTTCTGCGTATGGGCAGGTGTGTGACTCAGTGCCGGGTTCTATGTGGCACTTTTCACATGTTCCATACGCAAGAATAGCATGGGTTTTATCAATGTCTTCCACATTATCCCTTAATACAGAGCACCTGCTTCAGCGTATGCACAATATCAACCAAGTCGACCTGTGCGGCCATAACTTGATCGATGTCTTTATATGCACCAGGGATCTCGTCGATCACATCTGCATCCTTACGGCATTCTACGCCAGCAGTCTGGTTTGCTAAGTCAAGTGAAGTGAACAACTTCTTAGCCTGATTGCGCGACATCTTGCGGCCAGCACCGTGCGAGCAAGAGCAGTAGGAATCGGGATTACCTTTACCGCGCACAATAAACGACTTAGCACCCATTGATCCAGGGATAATGCCCATTTGGCCATATTGCGCAGACACAGCACCCTTTCGAGTCACCCACATCTTAGTACCAAAGTGTTCCTCAATGCTTGTGAAGTTGTGATGGCAGTTTACTACCTCGCCAACAATCATCATTTTAGGAAACTTATGTTTCATTGCAGCAATAACAAGGTTCATCATTGTGTCACGATTGAATCGGGCATAGTCCTGTGCCCAATGCATAGCCTCAATATAAGCGTCAAATTCGGGTGTATCTTCGTCGAGCCATGCAAGATCTTGGTCAGGTAAACCCCATGCCCGCTTTGCAGCTTGCTCTTTTGCCATTTCTACAGCTACAGTACCGATCTGATTACCGATCCCGCGTGAGCCAGAATGCAGCATAATCCACACACGATTTTCCGTATCCAGGCAGATTTCGATAAAGTGATTACCACCACCCAGTGTACCAATCTGACGTGCAATCTTCTTTTCGTCTGCACGCCCAAGGTGCTGCTTCATAACCAAATGATCAAACTGATCCATTGTCTTGTGCAAATTCTTACGCAAAATATCTGCATAAGGGCCCGATACGGAAGGAATGCCTTTTGCATGTTCGTTGAAGCCTACAGGCACATCCCGTTCGATTGCATTCCGCAGGGAATATAGAGACGCAGGTAAATCATCTGCCGTCAGGTTGGTCATTGCAGCAATCATGCCGCAGCCAATATCGACACCTACTGCTGCAGGAATAATAGCAGATCGCGTAGGAATAACAGAGCCGACAGTAGCACCTTTGCCCATGTGTACGTCAGGCATGATAGCCATATGGCCAGCAAGAATGGGCAACTGGGAAATATTCATAATCTGCTGAATAGCAGCTTCTTCCACTTCCATGTCGCCTACCCACATTTTTACGTTATCTATATCCATGATTATTCCTTAATAGCTCATATTGTAACGTGCATTAAACAATAAGTCAACAAAAAAGGCACCTAAGTGCCTTTTTATTTAACTAACTATGTTAGTCTTCCAGGATGTACTTGCCGTACTTTGCGTGGAAGCCGCTGAACTCTTTGAGTTGACGGTGATTGATTGGCAACTGGTAGTCGCGCAATGCAGTCTTAGCACCCAACACAATCATTTCAGTCTGGAAGTTATCCATCATGAACCGGAAAAAGTTATCCACACATTCATGCCACTGTGTCATATCAAAGCCGTCATCTTTTGCTTTGGCTTTTGCAACCCACTCTTGCAAGGTGTAGCACAAAGAGATTGTAAGCGAGTACATAGCACTCAAATCCTTCACATTCAGCACCTTTTCCTTGCCCAACAGCACGTCTTCCGACTTAGGCATCTTAGATGCAACCTTGCGGTGTTGTGCAAATTCTGTTGCCAGGCCGTCGCCAACTGTGCCAGATACCAGCGAAGTGTTCATGGACTCTGGCAGATCGTCGCTGATCAACTGAGATACGAACACCCAGCTACGTGGTGTAGCAAATGCCTTGCTTGGAGACTTGCTGTCAAAGTCAAACAATTTTTGTTTGTGGTGTGACAAGAAACCAACAACGTCAGAGTGGATGCGGCTCTTAATAGCCCATTTTTGCCAATCTTCAAAGTTAGATGTCATCTCAATGTGCACCAAACGATTTGCCAGTGGGCTTGGCATACGGTAGGTAACACCCTTGTCGCTATCGCGGTTACCAGCACACACCATGCTAACACCTGCTGGCAGATGATACTCACCGACACGACGGTTCAAAATCAGCTGATATGCTGCTGCCTGCACAGATGGTGCCGCTGCGTTGATTTCGTCCAAGAACAAAATTGCGTTAGCAAGATGATTGTCTGTTGGCAAATCTGCAGGCTGTGCCCACTTCATTGTTTTGGTGTCAACATCGAAGTAAGGGATACCCTTGATATCAGTTGGTTCCAACAACAGCAAACGCATGTCAATAACAGGACGGCCTGTTTCTTCGCCGATTTCTGCAATCAGCTCTGACTTGCCAATGCCGGGAGGTCCCCAAATCATTGCTGGGCGACCCACCTTCATGCAGCGTGTCAAAAGTGTGCGAACGTCACGTGGGCGTTCTGTGCGTGTGTTGTCGATTGATGCCATTTTCTCTATTCTCCAGTGGTTAAAAAGTTGCTATGTATGTATTATGTATTAGATAGTGGGTTCTGTCAAACGGTTATTTTGCCTGCAAGTTTGTCAAAGACCATTGATTGGGTAAGCCCGGGCCACTCACAATCAAATATCTTTACATCAAATCCCCAATTCTCGTTACCACCGCCACCGCAACCTGTGTAGATGCCTACTGCGTTAAGTAGGTGTGAAGCTGGGTAGTCCGACATATGACGAGGTGCTCTCTTAAGTGTGCCGTTAATTCTACCAGACCAGCCTGGGTAACCTGTTGGCCTGGTCTTGTCACGGGCGCACCAGTTTGTTACACCGTTTCGCGGACATTCGTGACTATTTGACGTGTGTTGATTCCAATTACAACGGCCTAACTCTAGTTTGGTAAATTCGTCGCCTGAGCAGAACTTGTCACGATGCCCGAAATGCCCACCAATCTCCGGTATAGCATTTGCTGCATCCATGATATATTGTTGGTTTTTAAATAACCACGGAACTATATCATCAATATGAGTAATCTGTGCTCGCTCTGCATTAAGCCAGTCGAAGTATGTATTTCTAATATGCTTTTCTTTTGCAATAGCGCGATTTCTTGCAGCCAACTTGCGTAGATGCTTTTTGTAGTCAGCTTGATCTACAAAAACCGCCTTTGTTTCAGCACATTGCCATGCAATAATCTGCGGCATATCAGATAGCATCTTGCCAGCGGTAGCTAGCCTTAAAAGATTCCTTAGTGAATGTAATCACTGTAGTTTTCTTTTCTTCTTCGATTACGTAAGTAAATGTACCTTTTTCGGGATCAATCTTCTTAAGACTGTCCTGCGTTAGCTCGATACGGTAATCGTTATCGTTATCGTCGTCGGCTTTACTATCTTCAATATAGAAGCTCAGATCGTCGTTTGTAATAGGATTACCGTGAATCGATGTTGGGTGGATTTTCTCCAAATCAATCGGTACACCGTTTTCAACAATCTTCACATCGTATCTGGCATCGTCATTCATGAATGGTTTAGCATTCAAAATTTCAAGTGCTTCGTTCGGTGTCTCGTTATAACGATTCATTTCTTCGACCAGTGCCTTGAGCATGTCAAAGTTAAACACTGGGTACATCATTGTCAGGCGGCAGATTTGCTGAATATACGATTTATTGTTCAGGTTGTCATTGCAATATTCTTCAATGAATTGCAAGTCAATGCCCTTGTACTCAATCATGTAAAAGATGCGACCAGGGCGATTAGTGAGATGTTGGTTTACACGGAACTTGTCGTTAGTAGTCAGGATAAACAACTTCTTAGTTGGATACACACCGTCGAGCAACGTAAGGATGCCTTCTTGGTCGTCAGGGCTAAATACCTTCTCAAACTCATCAAAGATAACAATTGCAGGGCAATCGATAGATTGAATAAACGAATTGAATGCATCGCCGCTGAATGAGTTGTTAATAATGATAGTGGGAATACCATCAGCTGCGGCCTTCTGCGAGATAATTTTTGCAAGCATTGTCTTGCCACTGCCCTTTTCGCCGGTGAGCAATACACCTGTTGCATTAGGGCGCACATTGAAAGAATTTAGAATGCGATCTGCATGGCGCGGTGTCTTGCCATAAATCTTGCCAGTCATGTGGAAGTCGGTAACGAGTTTCAGGAAAAATCCCTTCATGGATTGCCCGACAGTATATGTGCCGACTGGTAGCTCTTCGCGGATGTCGATAGCGCCATTCGGAGTAGGCCAAAAAATATCGTTTTCTTTTACATAGCAGGTCATAAACTTCCTTTTAGTTGTGTGTATTTTATAATAGTGTGTTTGTATTGTCGACTGGCTTAAGTGGGCAAAATCCACAATGTCACTGGTACAGTGCAGCTTTGCTCAATGATCTCACGGATGATTTCCCAGTTGCCGCCACCGAGCCCCGCACCAATCATTGGGATATGAATTTCCTTAGAAATTTCATTAAGACTCAACACAGCTTGGTTGATATCAGCAAAACAAGTTTCAATCGCATCATAGCTGCAATTGCGACCAAGTTGCCCAAATCCTTCTTGAGTAATAGCGTTCCAAATCACTAGTTCTGTGGTTGGCATATACGGATACGCAATACCTAAGTCTAAGCCTTCATCTTCAAAAATGCTACGGTAATCAAGAAATGCACCCGGGTATTTATTTTTAACAGCAAGGGCGACGCCGCTGCCCATGACACCTTGTGCATTGCAACCGTGGATAATATGCCCTTTAGTTACATCCATCAAGTTACCAGTTTTAGTTACAATTTTCATTTTAATAGATTCCTTGCTTCTCTACATTGTTGTACAGTGTCAGCGATATATGCAATTGTACCCTGTGCATTCAATCTTGCCTTTGCCTCAGCTACTCTTGCTTCATCGCAGAATTCGGACGCATAAGTATTGGTCCAATCATCTAAGGCAAGTATAGCCGCATCTAATGCTTCACGCAAGGTTTCTTTATCAGCTTTTTTCATTATACGGCTCCTGTGCCTTTAATATAGCGTACTCTGCTAAAAGTTTAGCATCTTCTATCTTAATAAATGGATCTTCCCACAAGAAATGATGCGGTTTCTGTAGTGCATCTACCTTGCCGGATAGTCTATCAACTACTTTCTGCTTTTCAATATC